ACAGACATTGCTGTGACGTGAGTCGACCAGTTCTGCAATCTCACGGCTGGACATAGTTATCTGCTGACCCATCGCGGCGGCATGGTGCGTCGGACACATTACGGTGATATTCATCTGATTCATGCTCTTATCCACTTATCAGGCGGCTGCACCCGCCAAAGGTTCATGTTTCTTGATCGATATCTCTACGCGACCACCTGGTACTTTCGGCCCCCACTCCACCAGCATTCTCTGTACCTGGCTGTCATCCTCCCAGATGCCAGCATGAGTAAGTGCGTCAAACAGAGCCTTGTTGTAGTTGTCGATGTCGCGGCGGCGTTCATCTGGCGGATAGAGAAGGATCTCCACAGCAGCCGGAGAGGATGAGGGCTTTGGAAGACAACGCAACTGTTCGATAATCGCTGCACATGCAGCGCTCTGGTATGCCCTGCCTTTCTCGCTGATAAGATGGCGGCCTTTTAACGGCCCCTTGTTCGGGGCCCGCCAGTAGGTGTTTACGCTCGGAGGGAACGGGAGAACAAGTTTCATGACTCGACTCCATAGCGCCCATTCAGGCGTCCGATTACGCTGTTGAACATCACCAGGCTTACGCCCATCGGTTTAACCTTCTCGTGATATTCCTTCAGGATCGGCGGTACCACAACATTCCAGCTTGGCTTTGGCTTCTGCTTCATGACTTTTTTAATTGCATCATTGCATTGACGTGCAACATCACGGACAGCGTTCTCATGCTCGGTAGAGAGTTTTTTCATGCTGCGCGCTCCTGCGTATTAATAACTTGAACAACAGTGCCAGGAATCAACTCAACTGCTGGTACCTCTGCCTGGTTTCCCCAGTGATCCCAGCCTGGCGCACCACAACGGCTGAACAGTTCGATGCGCGGAACGTCACCGTAAAGCCTCTCCAGACGGAAGCGGGCCTCTGCAGGCTTCTGGCTGTGATCGCCGAGCGGGCTGTAGATAACCTGCTTGATGCTGGCGCACTGGCGTTCCAGTCCATTTCCCCTGGTGGCGATCAACAGATCTTCGGTGTTTGCTCGGGTGTAGTTCCCGCCATTCATACGGGTTTGGGTATTCAGCAGTTCGAGGAAGTCGTAAAAGTCCTCTACTCCACCAGCCTGAAGCGCTTTGTTGATGTGCTGTTCTGCCTGCGCGTTGAGCTTCACCCAGGTAAAACCCTTCATGGTTCTAACCTTAAAGCCCCATGCTTCAGCCAGTTCAATAGCCTCTCTGGTATGCTTGCCGGTGAACCACATAGCCAGAACAGCATCATCGGCAGCAAGATCCCAAACAGGAAGACGCTTCATGTCGATAAGCTTCATCGTGTCGTAGTGGTCTTCTGCTGCTCCATTGCTGGCCTTGTTGTCATAGCTCCATGCAGGATCAGCGTAAATCAGTGAATATTTCATCAGACGTTCCTCGCTCGGCCAGCCAGACACCATCCATCATTTGGAACCTTAACCTTCGGTACCATGTTCAGGCACCGCTGTCGCTCTGCCAGAATCTTCTCCCGCATACCTTCGTTCTTTGACCTGTTGAATGCGTCCATGAGTACGGTTGCAGCGCGCAGAAAAAGCCCTTTATCAAACAGATCCTGCGCCTTATCCATCATCGCAACGACAGCCGGGTTTGGTACGGTTTCCTGGTTTGGCTCAGGGATAATTTCAGATTTTTCGACCACCTCGCGCGGGATAACTGGCCCAATCGGTCCTGTTGGTGCTTTTGCGTAGTAACGGAAGTTGTGACGTTCGCCTTTGCGTTCAGCGCGATGAAGCATAACCAGGCGGCATACCGCACGCTGAACACTGTGTAATTCGTACTCCGGCAGTGCTGCGGCGATCTCTTTGTTCGTCAGTCCAGGGTTATTGGCCACGAACAGCTGAATTGTTTTCAGAAAACTCATGGTTTAGCTCCTCTGAAACCTGCTGGAATTGCTTTGTCTGGGCCACCGAAGGTGAGGGAATTTTTCTTGCGGGCTGCATCCCAGTCCTCGCGCTGTGGCCTACCCTTCGCATCCCAGCGAGTAGCAACCTGCAGGTAGCTCGGAAATTTTCCGGGGATGAACAGAGTCTTTGGACGCATGTACTGGTAATCCTTCAAGCCTTTCCAGTGCTCGTGCTTGTAGTCGACCACCAGCATGAGTTCTTCCAGGGTGAACCCTTCGCGAAGTCTTGCGCGGATGTTATCCAGAGATGCAGAGCAATTCTGGAAGCGAGAACCACTCACCAGGTTGAGATGTTTAAGCACCAGTTTTGAATTGTCTGTCAGCAAAACATCAGGATCAGGCTTCTGGTCATCACGCTTATCGTCGGGTTGCGGGGCAACCTGACAAGAAGGTTTTTTATCTGATGGATCAGTAGTTGATTTTACTGACGGATCCCCACCAGATTCTGGCGGGTGAAAACTGCCGTTATTACTGTTTTCCGACGCATCAAATTTTGACGTGTCAGATTCTGACAGGTGAGAAAGTGCGGCTTTTTGGAGCTTCGTAACATTCAGTCGGTAAATATTCGACCCGTTTCGGTTACCTTTGCGTCTGGAGGTTCGTGTCAGCCAGCCATCAGCCTCAAGCTTGGCAATAGCAGTTCTTACAGTGCTTGGTCCCGCACCAATCTGACGTGCAATAGTCTCGATAGAAGGCCAACTTACTCCTTCATCACTGCTGAAGTCTGCCAGACGCGCCATGATGGCAACGCTGGACAACTTCATGCCTGAAGAAGCACAAGCGTCCCAAACGTAACCGGTTAATTTAGTGCTCATGGTCGTCCTTTAACTCTGTAAATTTACGCTGGAATTGTTCAAGAGGGCTGAAGCACTCATGATCGTACCCTTCGCGAAGGTATATAACGCGTCGAGTCTCGGGCTCCCATCTGATGACGTGGACTGTGATTCCTCTGTGGTCTCTGAATCACCGGTCAACTTCAGCCATTCCTCACGCCCCTTCTCGTTCATCAGAGCAAAAGCCTCTACCATCGCGTTCTCAGACTGGTAGTTGTTCGCTTCAGCCTGGTCGTTTAATCTCTCCACATAGCCGAACGGGGAGTCTTTTCCCACCAGTGGAAGGCATCTGAATTGCTTCGCTGGTCTCAATCGGTTTAAACTGTTCATGCGTTAGTTTCTCCACTGAATACGACACGCCAAGACGCCCGGAGCTGCACACTCGCGGGCGTCACTTTTTTTGGCTTTTCTTACGGCTAAACAGCGCGACAATCGCGCGGATTTCTTCTTCACGCGCTGCCAGGTGACGGCGGTGATACTCATTAATTTCTTCAGCTTCATATGATTCGATTACTCCATCCTCAAGCGCTTTCTGGATAATCATGTCTACGCGTCCACGCGCAGCGGCAGTTCTCATTGCACGGGTAAACAGGTCAACGCGATCGAGGTCTTCCAGTTGCGGAACGTCCACCAGCAGAGCGCCACGACGATGGGCAAAGTAATCAGCCAGGAGTGAGGTGTTTGAAATATCCTCCATCGCTTCCAACTCGTTCACTTCAAAGAAGCGACATCCGTTCTTTTCGTACAGGTTGTTATTGAACTGAGTTACGGACATGCCAATAGCACCAGCCATAGCCTCACGGCCTCCTGGGTATGCTTTGCACATCGCTTTAACTACTTCTTTCAGACTTGCCTCTACCATGTTGATTTCCCTTTTGTAGTTACTTTCAAGCAGCTGAATCTGTAGCCTTTTGGGGACGACTGATCGCTTTGATTAATTCCTTTGAGAATTTTCCCTTGGAGGCTAAAGCGATTTTTTCCGCGTAATTGGTCTCGCCAGTAAAATCTGTACGAGGTAGGCTACCTTTTTTCATCCATTTGTAGATGGAACGAGCGCTGCATCCGCAAGCAGAAGAGATCGTAATGACACCAATCTCCTTGATGGCTTCCGTAAGAGTTGGGAGTTTTTCCTCTTGCATATGAACCTCACTTTATGAACTTAAAGTACATATTATGACGGAACTGATAGTTCACGCAAGTACACCTATTATTGAACTCATGGTTCATGAGGAAAAAGCGCGACAAGACTTCTCCAAAAGGCTAGCGCTGGCCTGTGAAAAAGCTGGTTTTCAGGTTCATGGTCGACAGGCAGAAATTGCCAAGAAAATGAAGCTAACACCTAAAGCTGTGAGCAAATGGTTTAACGGGGAAGCAATACCAAGGCGTGGAAAGTTGCAGGAATTAGCAGCTTTTCTCGGCACGTCTGCAACTTACCTGTTGGGTGACTCTTCTGAGGATGGAATTATCAAAAGACAAGCCAGCATTGCCAATGATGTTTACCGCGTCGACGTTCTTGACCTGACTGTTAGTGCAGGGCCAGGCTCGTTCATGATTTCTGAGTTTGTAGAAGTTCTGCATGCTATTGAGTTCACCACCGAGCACGCCCGATCACTATTCGGCAATCGCTCTCAGGATGATGTGAAGGTAATGACGGTGGATGGGGACAGTATGAATCCAACGATACGGTCTGGTGACCGTCTATTCTTCGACGTCTCAGTAAGAAACTTTAAGGTGGATGGCGTTTATGCGTTTGTGTTCGGCCAACACTTCCACGTAAAACGGTTGCAGATGCAGGGCTTACAGCTGGCTGTGCTATCAGATAACCCTGCATACAAAGATTGGTATGTGACTGAAGAGACACAGGATCAGCTGTATATCATGGGCAAGGCTCTGATCCACGAGTCGATAGCTTATAACAAGCTTTAATAAAACCTGAGTAGGAAGCGAATAATGAAGCAAGACTATCCGAAAATATCATTCGCCTACCCGACTTTTTTAAAGCCTGGACTTTCTGCCAACGGGCCATTCATTCCTGAGATAGGAATGCAGGTAGCCGAGCTTCCGAGCAAGCTTTCTTTCTACGTATCTGCTGGACTAATCCTTAACACTATAAGAAGTTACAGCTTCGACGTTGATGTGATATTCGATGGAATATCTTTAATACCCGATAACAGGCCAGCTGTTGATTCCAGGTTATTATCTCCGGCTGTTTCCGATAGAGATGATTTTATCTCAACAACCATAACACTGATTTCTGCCATCGATGTTCAAGAAGAAGGCCTATACACGATTAGAGTGCTGCTCTATACGGGGGGTGCTACTGACGCTGACAGGGAGCTACTTGACCAGCATGAATGCCATTTCGTTTTAGCTAAGAATTGGCTACCTACTGAAATGAGTAAGACGGATTAACAATGGCCCAACCAGTAAATATCTTGACAAAGAAACCCGTTGAAGACGCTAACTCCATGCACCATACTAATAACTATGGCGGAGGCGATGGCGGAGGTGACGATATGCTGCAAAGAGTGAAAGAACTTGAAGGTAAGGTTGCGACACTCGTTACTGATGTTGCAATCATTAAAGATAAACTTGCCACCAAAGAAGACATACAATCTGTTAAGACTGAACTTCATAAAGAGCTTAATGCACAGACCTGGAAGATCATAACCGCATTGGTCATAACCGTTCTGATAGCTGTCTTCTCAAGATATTTCATTAAATAGCCCGGCCATTGTACCGGGTTTTTTATTGCCCTTTCCGCACGTACTCAGCAGCATCCCGTAATAATCCCTTGTGAATCACGTTCCCGACAGCTTTACGCTTCCCTTCCAGAAATCCCACGATGTTGTCCTTGTTGATTTCAATCCCATTGTAAACCAGCTCGAACACCACACACCCAACTTCTCCAGCCATGAAGGCTACCCGATCATCTGCAGTTCATCACATTCCATGCCCATTCCTCTTTGTGGTGTTTTTAAATCGCATCATTTGTATTTAAATAAATAAAACATGTTAATTTACAATACGTTGCGTTGTTTTACACATTGAGTGTACTTTTGGTACTTTACATTATTGAACTATTGGTACATATTTAGTTCACCGGCATATGGCACATGTGCCGCAGCGGTCCGGGGATTCCTTAGGCAGTATCCCGATCCAGCGGGTAGCCGGAATGTGCAAGCCTCGTTTCATATGCACGAACCAGCGATTCACCATCGCGGCGATACGGTGTGACACCTCGGAAGAGACGAGGCCATAACTAAAAGAGCGCTGGCATGCAAAAAACATCTCGCAGCCGTAGCAGTACCAAAAGCCAGGATGGAACGGCAGAACGCGGTAGTGCTCTTTTCGATGTGGTAGACCCGTAGTAGCTGTACCAGATGCTGTGTGTAGTCTTGGCGGTCGGCAGTTGTGAATGTCCTTAATGTCGACCGCCCATTTTACACAACTGAAAGCGCGTTCGGCATTTTTTTCTGAGAGGCCGCAGTCGTTAAATCAACTCAGGTGAACGCGCTCCCAATTGTGGAGAAGCTAACAGGCGGTTGCAGCCGCCCGTTTCACTAAGTGCCCTGGTTGGGTGCTTACTAAAACGAAATCCCTTTATTTTTTGTCGTCATCTGGCGAGGGATTAGTGCAACCAAAATTCAGCGGATATTTCCACTGGAGGATTGATGAACCACCTCGAATTTATTGAGAAAAACGTGAGGGAACAGCTGATTAAGCAAGGCTTTTCCTCTTCGGTGGCTCAGGGGGGGGGCATGGCAAGCACTTGATTTATATAAGCGCATGTCACAGGCCAGTAAGAAGGGTGCGATTTTCGACGATGTAATGAGGCACGCAAAAGCCTGGGCAGACAAACAGGTTTCAAAGGCTGAAGTTACCAGGCGGAAACGAACCTCCCCTAAAGACCAAGGTGGCCTCTTCTAAGTTGTAAGGCCAAGAATTTAGCGCTGTGCAGAGCGCATATAACACGGAGAAACTATCCATGACGAACACACAGAACGTCACCGAGTTACAACCACGCATGACCAGAGAGCAGCTTATTGACGCAGCTCGTAAGGCCGTCCCTCTCCTTCCTGCCGCTTACGGCTGGATGGTTAACGAACTGGCTACACGCCTTGATGTTACCAGCGTTGCGCTGTGTGAAGCGTTGGCTCAACGTAAAGAACTGGCTGAGCAGAACGTCACACTGCGTGATGATGTTGCCAGCTGGGCCAAAGAGTGTTACCGCATCGAAGAGCGCCACACCAAAACGCCTACCAACATGCACCTGCTGGAAGCTCAGCGAGAACTCCGTGAGCTGCCTCGTGTCGTCATTTCCCTGAATAATGAGGTCACTCTCTAATGGCTAACTCATTCAAGAAAATGACCACGTCAGGCCTGATTAAGCGTACCGATACCGGGATGTTTATCGCTCTTTCCGATATCCACGTTCGTGAAGGTTTTAACAAGCGTGAGGACGACGAACGCACCCGCCAGGCAGATGATGACCTGTTCAACTATCTGGTGAACGGTGGTTCTGTTCCCCCGCTGGAAGTTATCGCTCGCGATGAGGGTGGCGTGTGGGTTGTTGAAGGTCACCGCCGTCGTCGCTGCTATGCACGCTGTGCTGAAGCTGGAAAGCCAGTGGACCGCATTCACATCATGCCGTTCAACGGTAACGATGTTCAGCGCCTGGATCGCATCATGACCAGTAATAACCAGCTGCCACTCTCCGATATGGAACAGGCAGCAGTTATTCAGGAGCTGCATAACGCCTTCAACCAGACCACCAGCGAGATCGCAAAACTGGTCAACAAATCTGTGCCGACTGTTGAAAAACTTCTGCTACTAAGCACCGCTAACCACGATGTACAGCGGGAAGTTAAGTCCGGTACCGTGTCAGTAGATGTAGCTGTGGACCGGGTAAAAGAGTTCGGCGAAAAGGCCGGTGAGGTTCTTCAGAAAGATAAAGCTTCTGCTGCTGCCAAAGGTAAGAAGAAAGTTACCCGCAGCGTTATAGCGCCAGAAATTAGCGTTAAGAAAGCGCGTCGCCTTGTTGAACTGATTAGCCTGGCCGGGATAAGTGACACAGGCGTTATCTCTCTCGAAGGTTTGGCCCATGCAGAAGTCCTTCAAATTATCGATGAGCACAAAGCTATCGCCGCACAGCGTCATGGAGAAACATCATGATTACCGAAAAAAATAATGTTTTTTATTGCGACTGTGGATTTTCTTTTCAGAGAGGTCGCAGCGGCGCGCATGACTGTGCTGATGGTCTGCGCAATAAATTGGCTGAATCAGAAGCCAGATGCGCGGCGCTGGCTGCGGAGAATGCGGGGCTGAAGGCTGCATTAAATCCTGAGGTAATCCCAGACGCGGCAGTCGAAGCATTCACTGAAACAGCCATCATGGACCACGACTGGAATGAGACAAGCGAATGGTCATGGGTGGAGAACGATACCGATGTTATTCGTGCCGTACTTGAAGCCATCGAACCTGAAACCCCAGCGACTGACGCTTTCCTGGCTGAAGTGCGGGCCAGCGGTGTGGAGATGTTTGCAGATCACTTATCTGGCATGAACATCAGCGCCAGTGAAACCAGTGTGCGTGAGTTCGCCGACCAAATTCGCAAAGGAGTGCAGTCATGAGCAAGTCACTTAATTCACGTTGCATTCGTCGCTGGGAAGTTGAATTTAAAGGCCGCTGCGATTCTAAATACAGTCCGTACTGGCGTAAGCGTGACCTGCGCGGCTATATCCGTGAATGCGCTCTGACAACCGCAGATTGCATGATTGAACGCACTGCTGAAGATATGGCGCGAATGGATAGGACCGGTTCAACCTATGGCTGGTCACCTGAATTTGCAGAGTGGTATAGCAAGCATCGCGAAGAGTACAAACGTAAGGCCTACGCGCACCTCTGCTGTTTAGTCACAACAGAGGAAATCGACGAAGAGATTCAGAACGAGTTGGAGGCCTGGAATGACTAGCCGCCCAATGAGCAACATCGACAAACCAAAAGTAAGAACGACCACTGGAGCGACGGTAACGCTCACTATCCAGATTTCAAATGTTGGCTCTTGGGGGCCTGATTGCCAGATTGATCAGGTGTATCGCCAGGCACTTGTTGAGGCAAAGCGTCGAATCAGTGGTGCGTTAGGAGGAAGAGATATGCGGTTTGTTGGTGAGCCGATTGTACGGGCCATAACTACGGATATGGAGCTTAAAAAATGAGCAACATCGACAAACGCGCATTACGCGAGGCGGCGGAGAAGGCATTACCAGCGATGAAACGCCTGCTGATGATGCCAAACGATGAGTTGTTTGATGAGGCGCTGCTGAACGTCGATGGTGATGTTGACGCTGCGAATGCATTCAATCTTCTCACTGGACCGGAAACCGTGCTGGCGCTGCTGGATGAGCTGGAAGCCAAAGATAAGCAGATTGCTGAGCTGGAGAGCGACAATGCATATATCCGCAATCGCTACAAAGAACTGGACCTGTTAATCGGCAAAAACATTCTGGTAATGCAGGCTGCAATCATCGAATGGCAGGGTACTGGCGACGCTAAAAATGGCCTGGCATGGATTTATAACACGCTGTTTGGTCCAGGCGAACTGCCTGACGAATCGGAGAAAGATGCCCAGGCCTACTTTGACCGT